CTTCTGGGCTCTATAGCTTGTTCATTCCTATGGAGTGGAACTACGAAGGATTCATGGATACTTTCGGATTACCTGTCTTCGTTAGAGGTAAAAATCCAGTCAAAGGAGTTGATGGTTATGAAATTACAACAGGAGTTATTGAACACTGGGAAAACGAAGTTGAAGGTTTAAAAGATGATCCTGACAGTTTAAATGAATATTATCGTCAGTTTCCAAGAACTGAACAACATGCTTTTAGAGATGAAGCTAAATCATCTTTATTTAATCTAACTAAGATATACCAACAAATAGATTACAATGAAGAAGCTAATAATAAAGCAGCAATTACAATAGGTAGTTTTTCTTGGGAAAATGGTATTAAAGATTCTAAGGTTTTATTTAAACCTAATAAAGATGGAAGATTTAAAATTAGCTGGGTACCACCAGTTAATATTCAAAACAGAATAATTAATAAAAATGGAGGCAAATATCCTGGTAACGAACATATTGGAGCTTTCGGCTGTGATAGTTACGACATTAGCGGTACTGTTGATGGTAAAGGTTCTAATGGAGCTTTACATGGATTAACTAAGTTTTCTATGGAAGATGCACCGCCTAATCATTTTTTCTTAGAATATATATCAAGGCCTCAAACAGCTGAAATATTCTTTGAAGATGTTTTAATGGCTTGTGTATTTTACGGCATGCCTATATTAGCTGAAAACAATAAACCTAGATTATTGTATTATTTTAAACGTAGAGGTTATAGAGGTTTTTCAATTAATCGTCCTGATAAAATTTGGAACAAACTTTCTACAACAGAAAGAGAAATAGGTGGAATACCTAACTCAAGTGAAGATATTAAACAATCACATGCAGCAGCTATAGAGTCTTACATAGAAGAATATGTTGGATCTAGTGAGCTAGGGCATGGAGATATGTACCATCAAAAAACATTAGAAGACTGGGCGGCGTTCAATATAAATAATAGAACAAAGCATGATGCTTCAATAAGTTCAGGTTTAGCTATAATGGCTTGTAATAAAAACAGGTATACACCTGTAGCCGTTAGACAAAAAAAATCTATAAACTTAGGTATTAAAAAATATGATAACACAGGTTATAATTCAAAAATAAAATAAATGATAAATACTAATTACAATAGTTCTTTTCCAGATCAGGTAGTACCAGATGCAGAAAAAGCTACTTATGAGTATGGTTTACAGGTTGGTAGAGCTATAGAGTCTGAGTGGTTTACTAATGATAATGGCTTTACGGATAGATTTGGTAGTAATTATAATTCTTTTCATAATTTAAGATTATATGCAAGAGGAGAACAATCTGTACAAAAATATAAAGACGAACTTTCTATTAATGGTGATTTATCTTATTTAAACTTAGACTGGAAACCTGTACCAGTAATTCCTAAGTTTGTTGACATAGTTGTTAATGGCATGTCTCAAAGAAATTATGAGATTAAAGCTTACGCTCAAGACCCTGAGTCTTTAATTAAAAGAACTGCTTATGCAGAGGCTTTAGCTAGAGATATGAGACAGAAAGATCTTATAAATCAAATAAACCAAGTAACTGGTATGGATGTTTCTAAATCAAGTGGTAGAGGTTTAGAAATGGAAAGTGAAGAAGATATAGAACTTCACATGCAAATGAGTTATAAAGAATCTATTGAAGTAGCTGAAGAAGAAGTAATTAACAATGTATTAGCTAATAATAAATATGATTTAATTAGAAGAAGATTAAATTATGATTTAACTGTATTAGGCATATCTTGTGTTAAAACTGATTTTAATAGATCTGAAGGCGTTACATTAGATTATGTTGATCCTGCTAGTTTAGTTTATTCATATAGTGAAGATCCTAATTTTGAAGACTTATACTATGTAGGCGAAGTTAAATCAATTAGCTTGCCAGAGCTTAAAAAACAATTTCCTTACTTAACTGCTGAAGAATTAAAAGAAATACAAAAGTATCCAGGTAATCAAAATTACACTAGAAACTGGAGCGGTCGTTATGACGATAACACAGTTCAAGTAATGTACTTTGAATATAAGACTTATGCTAATCAAGTATTTAAAATAAAAGAAACAGCTAATGGCCTTGAGAAAGCTATAGAAAAAACTGATACTTTTAATCCGCCAGAAACAGATTCATTTTCAAAAGCATTTAGAGCTATTGAAGTTCTTTATTCTGGAGCTAAAATACTAGGACATAACAAGATATTAAAATGGGAGCTAGCTGAGAATATGACTAGACCTTATGCTGACACTGTTAAAGTTAACATGAATTATAACATAGTAGCTCCTAGAATGTACAAAGGTCGTATAGAATCAATCGTAAGCAGAATAACTGGTTTTGCTGATATGATACAATTAACTCATTTAAAACTGCAACAGGTAATGTCTAGAGTAGTTCCTGATGGAGTTTATTTAGATATGGATGGTTTAGCAGAAGTAGATTTAGGTAATGGTACTAATTATAATCCATCTGAAGCTTTGAATATGTATTTTCAAACAGGTTCTGTAGTTGGTAGATCAATGACTCAAGACGGTGGCATGAATCCAGGTAAAGTTCCTATACAAGAATTACAGTCTAGCTCTGGTGGTAATAAAATGCAATCATTAATACAAACTTACGAGTACTATCTTAAAATGATTAGGGACGTAACTGGTCTTAATGAAGCTAGAGATGGTACATTGCCAGATAAGCAATCATTAGTTGGTTTACAAAAACTAGCTGCTGCTAATTCAAACGTAGCAACTAGACACATATTACAAGCTAGCTTATACCTAACTCTTAGAACCTGTGAAAACATATCGTTAAGAATAGCTGATGCTTTAATGTTTCCATTAACTATGCAGACATTAGCTTCTAGTATATCTAGATACAATGTAGCTACTTTGCAAGAGTTGTCTCAAGTAAATATGCATGACTTTGGAATTTTCTTAGAACTAGAGCCTGATGAAGAAGAAAAGCAAGTATTAGAGCAAAACATACAAATAGCTTTAAAAGCTGGTCAAATAGATCTTGAAGATGCAATTGATATTAGACAAGTTAATAATTTAAAGTTAGCTAATCAAATGCTTAAGAAAAGAAGAAAAGAAAAACAAGCTAAGGATCAGCAAATACAACAGCAGAATATGCAAGCGCAAGCTCAAGCAAATGCTCAAGCAGCTGAACAAATATCTTTAGCAGAAGCTCAAAAACAACAAGTTATATCTGAGCAAAACATTAACTACGAACAAGCTAAATCTCAATTTGCTATACAAAAAATGGAAAGAGAAGCTCAAATAAAACAACAGTTAATGGAGTTGGAGTTTAATTACAATATGCAGTTAACTCAAGCTCAGTCTAAAGCTAAGCAACAAGATGAAGCTTATAAAGAAGATAGAAAAGATCAAAGAACAGAAATGCAAGCTACGCAACAGTCTGAACTTATAGATCAAAGAAAAAATGATTTATTACCTAAAAACTTTGAATCCGCAGGTAATGATACTATGGGCGGTTTTGGTTTAGAGCAGTTTGGCCCTAAATAATTTTATATTAACTATTATATTATATTATGTCAGAAGAAATAAAAGAAAACCCTAAAGGGGAATTAGAACAAGGTGAGTTTAAGGTTAAGAAACCTAAAGTAAAAAAACTTACTAATAAAAAAGCAACAACAGCTAAAGTAGATTTATCTAAAAAAGAAGAGGTTAAAGAAGAAGAACAACCTGTAGATAAAGCAACTATTAAAGAAGAACCTGTAATTAAAGAAGAAAAAGTAGAAGCTAAAGAAGAAGTGGTAGAAAAAAAAGAAGAAACTACATCTCCTATATCTGAAATTACAGAAGAAGAAATTGTTGAAGAAGTAAAAGCACCTATAGTAGAGGATGTTGTTGAAAAACAACCAGAAATAAAACTACCAGAAAACATAGAAAAACTGGTAAGCTTTATGGAAGATACAGGTGGAACAGTTGAGGATTATGTTAGATTAAATGCTGATTACTCAAATGTAGATAAAGATACTTTATTAAGAGAGTATTACAAACAGACTAAACCACATCTTGATACAGATGAAGTTAATTTCTTACTAGAAGATAACTTTCATTATGATGAAGATTTGGATGAAGAGCGAGATATAAGAAAAAAGAAGCTTGCTTATAAAGAAGAAATTGCTAAAGCCACTAACTTTTTAGAGGAAACTAAGAGTAAATATTACGACGAGATCAAGTTGAGACCGGGCGTTACTCAAGAACAACAAAAAGCTATGGACTTTTTCAATAGACACAACGAAGAACAAAAAATGGTTAAACAGCAACATGACACGTTTAAATCAACTACTAAAAATTTCTTTAATAACGAGTTCAAAGGTTTTGAATTTAATTTAAATGAAAAGAAATTTAGATACGGTATTAATGATGTAGACTCTGTTGCTAGTAATCAATCTGATCTTACGAACCTAATCGGGAAGTTCTTAGATAATAAAGGGGAAGTTAAAGACTATAAAGGTTATCATAAAGCTATTTTTGCAGCACAAAATGCTGATACTATTGCTAATCATTTTTATGAGCAAGGCAAAGCCGATGCTGTTAAAGATGTAATGGCTAAATCTAAAAATTTAAACAACGAACTTAGACCAACGTCTACGGGAGATGTTTTTATTGGAGGAATGAAAGTAAAAGCAATTAGTGGTGTAGATAGTTCAAAGTTAAAATTAAGAATAAATAAAAATAAATAAACTAAAAACATATAATTATGGCTTTTAATACAGGCGGATCGTTTCCTGCTACTTTAATACCTCATCAAACTCAAATGACGCTAGCGTCTAACTACTTGAGCTTTGATAGTGCTACTGGTGGTGGAACTTTCGCACAACAATATCTACCTGAGCTTTACGAAGCAGAAGTAGAAAGATACGGAAACCGAACTTTAAGTGGTTTCTTGAGAATGGTAGGCGCTGAAATGCCTATGACATCTGATCAAGTAATTTGGTCTGAACAAAATAGATTACACGTTTCTTATGAAGCTTGTCTTTTAATAGGTGCTGCACCTGTTTCTATGACTGTTCCAATTGAAGCTGGTAAAACTTGTGCTATAAAAATAGGTAATACAATAGTAATATCTAATGGATTAGCTACTGTTAAAGCTAGAGTTAGCAATGTTGTTGCTGCTACAGCTACAACTGCTACTGTTACTTTTCAAACTTACCAAGTTGCTAGTGCTGCTGCATTAGGAGGCAATGGAACATCTGTTAAAACTTTTGTATACGGTTCTGAATTTGCTAAAGGTTCTGGTGGCACTGTTGGAGATTATCAAAACATGTCTAGTATTGAACCAACTTTACAACAATTTTCTAACAAGCCAATTATCTTAAGAGATAAGTTTGAAGTATCAGGTTCTGATACAGCTCAAATTGGTTGGGTAGAAGTTGCTACTGAAGATGGAACAAATGGATACTTATGGTATTTAAAGTCTGAGTCTGAAACAAGATTAAGATTTGAAGATTACCTAGAAATGTCTATGGTTGAAGCTGAACTTAATGGTGCTAACGGTCTCGTTAACCCAGGTAATGGTGTTCAAGCTAACAATGGTTCTGAAGGTTTGTTTGCTGCTATTGAAGAAAGAGGAAACGTTTATAACGATTTCGCTGGTGCTGCTGCTCCTGGAGCTGGTGCATTAGGTGATTTTGATACTATCCTAAAACAACTAGATACACAAGGTGCTATTGAAGAAAACATGTTATTCTTATCTAGAGCTACTGCTCTTGATTTTGATGATATGATTGCTGCTCAAGCTGGTGGAGGTTATGCTAGTACACAAGCTGCTTCTTATGGTCTTTTTGACAACGAAGCTGAAATGGCAATGAATTTTGGATTTTCAGGATTTAGAAGAGGTTCTTATGACTTTTATAAAACTGACTGGAAATACTTAAATGACTTTTCAACTAGAGGATTAATCGGAGACATTGACGGAGTTATGATTCCTGCTGGAACATCAACTGTTTATGATCAAAGTTTAGGATCTAACATTAGAAGACCTTTCTTACATGTAAGATATAGAGCTTCTGAAGCTGATGATCGTAGAATGAAGTCATGGGTTACTGGATCTGTTGGTGGAGCGTATACTTCTGATTTAGATGCAATGACTGTTAATTTTTTATCTGAAAGATGTTTAGTTACACAAGCTGCTAATAACTTCGTGTTATTCAAGTCAACTATATAATTATTAACATTTAAAAGAATAGAAATTATGGGA